TGGTCATGGCTACGCCACAGGCACTAACAACGCTCGTAAAGGTTACGCCACTGTGTTTGAAAAAGGTGGCGAAATCATGAACTTACGAGGTGGCGAGCAAATCATACCTAATGATGTATCAATTGCTGCTATTGAACGTGTTATTAATAGTGATATCTTCAATCGTACTCAATCGGCAGTATACGAGGCTATCTCTCGCTTTGCAGATGGTATTAGAGAAGAAAAAGACAAACAACAACAAACAGAAATGCGTAGAAATTTAGAATATCAAGCGTTAAAAGAACAAAATGTTAAATTAACATCTTTAGTTGAGAAAATGGACGCAATCATTTCTACATTATTCAACTTAGAAGATAGTAATGAACGTATTGCAAACAAATCTAATGTGATTGATAGATATTCGTTAGGTGAAGAAGTAAATACAATCGTTGATAAAAGAGAACGTCATAAAAATAGAAAAACTAGATTTAAACCTAGTGTGACTTAGGAGGGATATTTTGAGCGACGCTTTAATTATTAATGATAAAAAAGTGGATGATATTTATATCGAAAGAGGGTTCAAAATACCCTCTTTTAATTATGCTTTAGAAGTCGAAGAAGTACCAGGTAGAACTGGCGGTGTATTAAAAGATAGAAAGATAGGTCCATTAGAATTTGAAATACCTTTGATAGTAAGGAATGACACTCACACAAACAGAAACGGTCAAAAAAATCATGATGATATCATAAATGATTTAGTGAAA